GCTTCGGTTTCCTCGTATGCTGGATATGTAACCGGGCTAACGTCGTATAAATCCTCAATCACATTTACCACGCGCTTGCCCATCGTTCCGTATTTCTCGGATTCTGTCCAAACCTGCTCGCGGATTGTGAACGCAAAAGACGACTGCGTAATATCGCCGCGCATAATGCTGCGCACCACGCTGACATGTGTCGGGTTTTCGTAATCTGGAATCCAAGTGTATTCTAAATTTCCGTCGCCGTTAACAAACACCTTGCAAGTGTTCGCTTTTGTGCGGCCTAAAATTAGCTCGCTTTCGTGGTTAAATAGGCAGCGTATGTCATATTCTTTGCCCAGCGCATAATCAAACGCGCCCGGTGCAATTACTTCCTCAAAGTAGCCCAAATCCGTTGCGCTGTTTACCACCGCAGCAATACCACCCAACTGCGTTGGCATGCCTTCACCTTCGGCTCTGTAATTTATTGTCCCTGTTATGGTGCGTTTCTCTCTCATTACGCTTGCGTATTATTGTTATCCCCTGTCGGGTTGTTGTTATTCAATGCCTTGTTAGTTAAGTTAATTATCTTAGCGTCCATGTATGCGCCCATCTGCTCCGCTGGGATTAGGTTAGATTCAACCATGTAGCCAGCGCCTTCGCCGTAGCCATTCATATCTTCAAACATCCGTGCTTCGTTTGGCGACAACCAGCCGCCGCGTATGCCTTTATTGTAAAAATCTGCGCGATCGTTTGCCGTTGCTCTTAGCAATGAGTTAAAATTAAATTTAAAATAATCCGTTTGTTTGTCCTGCTCCGTCAACAGCTTGCGCCCCATTTCTTGCTCAATGTTTATCGCGTAAGCCAACAACGTCCGCGCATAAAAATCCTGAAACTCCTGTTCAACGCTTGATTTAATACCGCCGTCGCTTGCTCCAATCATGGAAGCAGGCACGCCGAACATCCGCGCAATTTCCTGTGCTGAAAATTTCCGCTGTTCAATATACTGTGCCTCCTCTGGGCTTAAACTTAATTTCTCCATCTTAATACCATTCGGCAACACCGTGCTGCGCGCTTGGCCTTGGATAACATCGTCTAAGCTATTTTTTAAATTCGCCGCTTGCTCTGGCTTAATTACCGCGTCGCTTGTTAACAAGAATTTTAAAACTCCATTTTTGTAAACGCCTGCGCTGCTGCTAATGGCCGCCAAATCAATGCCTAAGCTTTCAGCGTGAACCTGTATAGGATTCTTACCTTTCAATGGGTTATCAGTACATAGCCCCTTAAAATGCAGCATGTCTGTTGACGGAACCATTGGCGGGTACCCTTTCATAGTAACGCGGTAGAACAATTGGCCGTTTTCAATTATCGGCTCAACGTATTCGCTGCGTATTGGATGCAACTCGTATGCTATAAATCTAGCATCACGATTAATGAATGCGTATGCGTTGCCCTTTAACACCAACTGCCCAACCATGTATTTGATGAAATCAAACTTGGTTTGGTAGCTGTTTGGATCATTCAACAACGCCGCCGCGTAGTTATTAGTTATCTGCGTCTTATTTGCTCCGTCGTCCTTGTAAAGTTTCAAGCTCAAACCTGCTATGCCGTCGCTTATAACTCTCACGCAAGCGTGAACACTGCTAATAGATAGCGCTGTATTTTCGTTAACAGCCGCGCCCGACTTGGTTTGAATACCAAATATATTCGATAGCGTATTGACTAACCAGTCAGGCGGCGCTGATAGGCTGCTACGTTTCTCTGTTTTAGTTGGCCATAGCCGAAATTGCATAATACAAATTAAATATTAAATTACTTACTTGACGTTAACAACGTCTATTTATTTTCATCCATCGGCACAGCACCACGCGAAACGTTGCATAGTTAGCGTATCGGTTCCGCCCGATGGCGTTTTTATATTCTGCCTCCAATGCTTCCCAAGCTTTCTCGTATGTTGGATGCAATGGCAACAGCTCATAATATCGCTTAATGTATTCGTCGATATATATAAGCTCTAATCTCATAGCTTCACAAACCAAAAATCTTGCGTTTCATTTTTCGCCGCCTCAATCATGCAACCCCCCAACGCCATGATAATACTAACCACGCCATCGACTTTGTCGCCTGACTTAGCTTTGTTTACTTTCACATTCCCCGCTGGATCGTATTGCAGCAACACGTTGCCCAACATCCACCGCGTTACCGGGTTGCCGTCATGGCTTAAATCTTTATTCATAACCTTTCGCTCAAGTTCCTTCGTCGGTGCGCTCATGCTAACAAACCCCTGACCGAAAGGAAACATCGGCAAGCCTTCGTTCTGCAACTCAATAACCAACTGCGACGCGTTGAACCGGTCAAAGCTAATATCCTGTATGTCGTAATCTTCCGCAAGCTCCATAATATGCCGCTTTATAAATCCGTAATCAGTTACGTTTCCATCAGTTACAATAATATAACCATCCCGAACCCATTGCTGATATGACTGTCCTACGTTATCCGTGCGTTTCTTAATCGCGGCCTCCGGTAGGTAATACCATGTTCTTACGGCGTTGTGTTCTGGAAACCACAAACTGAACGCGCAGAAATCCGACGTACTCGCCAAATCCAATCCACCATAGCAGCGCTCGCCTAATAAATCCAACTGCTGTTCGCATGCCGCCCAGTTTTTATCGCTAATCCAAGTTTGCGCCGTATCCGTCCACACGTTTAGCAGTTTAGTTTTAAACTCCACCTCCTTGTGGACAAACTCCCTCGCTTCGTTGACTGCTTGCTCCAATTGCCTTGGGTAAACGCTCACGCCCCAGTTCGGGTTCGCCTTCGCCCAAACTTTTCTGTCTGTCCAATCGTCGCCGCTGTCTAAGCTGTATATTATCGTGAACAGGCCGTCGTCCTGAATCGCGCCATTTAAAACGTTACCGCAATACTGCCTGTGTTGGTAGCATGGTGATTCGCGATTGAAACCCGCCGTCGTTATCGTAAACAGCAACGGCTGCCTGCGTGCGCCCATACTGTTGCGTATTACGTTATATAAATCATCGCTTGGGTGAGCGTGATATTCGTCTATGCAAGCGAAGTGCGTATTTAAACCGTCCTGTTTATTCGGGTTCCATTCCAATGGCTTATACAGATTCTGCCCGTATAAAATCCGCCGATTGTTAACGCTGTTGTTTACGACAACCTCGCCCTGCAGAAAATCTACGTTCTGGCAAACGCGCACCGATTCGCCGAATACCATCATTGCTTGGTCGAGCTTCGTTGCTGCGCTATACACCTGCGCCGCTGGTTCGCCGTCGGCCAATAATCCGTACAGCATCAGCGCGCTGCTAAACGTCGACTTCCCGTTTTTCCGCGGTACTTCAACGTAAGCCCGCGTAAATCTGCGCGTCCCGTCATCGTTTACAAACCCAAACAGATTTGCTACAATGAAATACTGCCAAGCTTCAAGAATAAACTTACGGCCTGCATGCTCGCCAGTCGTATGCTCCAACTCTTGGATAAACGTTACGGCATGATCAACATTTGACTGCTCAAACTGCCAACTGTTAAGGTCGCGCAGAAACCGCTCGCACGCATTGCGCACAAGTTGACCGGCTACAATCTCGCCGCTTATTACTTTTTGCGCGTATGCTTTGGCTTGCTCCATTTTACCACCACGTCGGTGCTGTCTTGGTCGGTGCTAACGGTAACCGTGATATTTTTTAAATACCGCTCCGCAAGCTGCGCCAGATATTTATTTCGGTAAACGTGTGGAGCTTCTGAAGGCTTGCCCCATTTATCAACGGCCGCGCCGTCAATTGTTAGTATGTAACCGGTAGCGGTTTTTGTGATTTCAAAGTTTTTCATGATATTTTCTTTTTAAGTAATTCTAATTTGCTTGCCGGTGCTGCCTGCGCAGGAATCCGAGCGCGTGCGCTTGGTGTGATTCCGAACATGCCGCCCACGTTACACGCCGTTTTTAAACTTTTTTCCATGACATCAAACCAAGGATTTATTTTTAAACCCGCCTGCCCATCAATTACCATCCCCATTGCCTCAACTTGTTCCTGCGCTTCGTAATATCGGCTCATGGCTTTTGCGTAAGCTTCAACCAAGTTTAAATCG